TGGATCTGAACCTTGATGAAGCTTCCGAGCTCATCGACCAGTTCCACAGGAATGTCCCGTTCCTCAAAGGCACAGTCAATGCCGTGATGAAAAGGATCGAGCATCCCGCCTCTGGCGGATCCATCCGCACCCTTCTTGGACGCAAGTGCCGGTTCCCACTTTGGGAGCCAATGGAGTGGGGCGTGAACAAAGCGCTGCCCCGTGAACAAGCCGTCATGGAATACGGCCAACGGATCAAGCGCGCAGGCACCTACAAGGGCTTGAACAGATTGATTCAAGGCTCGGCTGCCGACCAGACAAAGGCGGCAATGGTTGCACTAGCTAGGGAGGGGATCATGCCCATGCTGCAAGTTCACGATGAACTGGCCCTGAGCGTCAAGACAAGGGAGGAAGCTGAGCGTGCAGCAGAGATCATGGCAATGTGCGTGAACCTACAAGTCCCCAGTCGGTGCGATGTGGAAATCGGACCCAACTGGGGAGAGGCAAAGTAACTATGCGGTCTCAACCTCTTTGAGGTTGACCCAACAGGGCTTGACATAGGTCAGCCTGTTTTCTGCCAACTTGCGCATGTGGCCTTTGCGGTAGTGCGCGCAAGGCGAGCCGTGTGCAAAGTCACCGCGCTGAAGCGCTTCAATTGCCGCGTCCCGCTCACCGACACCTACCTTAAGACTGTGGAGCAGCCGAAGCTTGTGCATCATCCTGATGCCCGCCATCCCTCCGGCAATCGCATTTAAGCCAAGAGGTGTCAGCGTGAACCGCTGCACCGCATCTTCTTCCATCTCATAAACTTCTTTCAAAGTTTCTGCCGAACCGCAAAGTTGAATGACCGGATGCATTTTGATCTTCTCTTGCAGCAAAAAATGCCACACCGAATGGAACAGGAAGCCTGTGTTGTTGCGGGCCTTGTCACCATGCTCCGCGAACCGCGTCATGAACCCCCGCTTTGTGATTCCAATGTAACCGCGCCTCAACGGCTCACTTGTCTCATCCGTGAACCTCTCATCCTTGTCGTTGATCTTGAACCGGATGTGGTAAATCGCATACTTGTGAATGGGCCCTTTGTCATACGCCAAGTACAACGGGATATCTATGCGCATGGCAATGTTGCCACTTATGTCAACTACCGCATCTTCAGTCAAAGGCGGATTAGATAAAGCACAAACCATTAGCCTTGAACTGCCATCACCATCCCTGATAACTGGCTCAGTTAATTGCAGAAACTTAGGCTGCCGTGTTGCCCTGTCCATCCAAAACACAACGCGGACGTGGATACCTTCTTTGGCATCCACGCCCAATGGATGCGCCTTGGCTTGCTCCAAAACGCTTTGAACCTTTTTGCATATTTGCTTGTTTAAGAAGCAATACTCAAGGTTTTTCCATTTGATCATATGCGGTACCTGTCTCGATTGATACCCAGTTTGCTCTTCAGCCAATACCAAAAAGCTTTTCGCCAATCACTGGCCAGATCATCTATCTGCTGCTGCAGCCGAGCGTTGTCCAACACGGCTTCAGTGTGCAAAGCACTCACCAGATTAAATGCTTTTGTCTCCAGCGGAGTCATCTGATCCGCCCTTCGAGGCGGTCTGCCACCAACTTAGCGTAGCCGGCAATATCTAACCAGTGGTCAACCACGTCAGGATTTCCGTTCACAATGCGGCCAATCTTGTGGATGATCATGTCCATGGCTTCGGCCTGATCATGTGCCAACACCTTGTCACGATTGTTCAAGGCAGCCTGTACAACACGTTTCAACATCTGCATGACTTCAGCGCCCTCGATAAACTTGCCGTACTCCACGGCCCGAGCGTCAAGGGTCACGTCTACCGGATCAGGGAAATCAAACATCTCAATCTCCAGTGGTGCGCTGCCGGCAGCGCCCTGCTGTGCAGGAGCAAGGGATGCCAACTGCTCAGACCTCTTGGGGAAGTTAAAGCCGGTCTTTCTCATCTTGTTGCGCAGGGCATAGACAGATTGTTTGGTCATGCCAAATCGGTACGCTATCTCGTTGACAGAGGTAGCAGGGTGACTTTCCAAAAACGACTGAGCGCGTTTGGATTTAGACGGGAATTTACGTTTTCTAGCTTTCATATCGGACTCTCCTCATATTGCGATAAATCGCGTTGGTTGGGTTTTGGAAATAACTTTGGGTCAAGTCTTGTGAAAGGCCACCACGCCTTCAGTTGTTCTTGGCTCAAAGGTTTTTGCGGCTCTTGGGGTTGCAGCTTCTTCTGTTTTTGTGAATACTTCATAATATTTCTTTGGCATTGGTGCTTTCTTTTCTAACTGCTTGCGCAGCCATTCAGCACCTCCTAGTTGGTTAAAAATCATCCACTGTCTATCCGACATCCTTACTTGTCTTCCGATCAGGGGCTCCGGTGGTTTTGGTCTTGGCATGTTCTATTAAATTCCTTGTCGTTACTCGTTTGGTCCAACAGCAAGCGCAAATCCATCTTGCTGCACTCATTTGAATCCCACCTTCCGGTGGCCGCATCTCTTCACACTTATTACAAAGTTGTAATTTATGCACAGGCTGCTTGCTTCCAAGCTGCAGATGTTGACTAGTAAAGCTCACGTTTCATGCTCCGGATATAGACAGTGAAACTGGCTATCGTATCCGGCCCGAAAGCCTTCATCTTTTCAATTTCCTTGGCCACTTCTTCAAGGACCAAGTTGCGCTGTGAGGGCGAGACATACAGATTGTTTTCAATCTGCTTTTCCACCATCTGGCGCTTACGCCATCCCATCGCTTTTTCCCAAATGTTTAGTTCTAGTTTCATGGCTTTCTCCCGCAACGTTGGCATTGCATAAAAAAGAATGATTTTGTCGCTCCGCAATAGTGACAAAGGTTGTAGTTCATGTGTTCTCCTTCAATTTGGCCTCTGCCTGTTCCATCATGAGTCGGTAGATCTCAGGATCCTTCTCTTTAAGCCGCGCCAAAAACAGCGGCAGCCATGTTTCATCAGTCGGCAAATTGCGCATCAACTCACCCAGTTCTTTGTATGTAGTCATCCGTTTTTCTCCTCAAGCTTGGCTTCAATCTTACGAAAAAAGTTAAGTAGGTCAGGCTTCATGCCCCACAATTCCGTGTACTCCTCATCCGTCAGCCCAACCCATGTGCGCTGTGGTGCGGGGTAAAACTTGGCGTAGAAAACCTGCGATGTGTCGTCTGTCATGGCGTAGATACCAATCACATGAGCACCCGCCTCTGTCATGTCAACACCAATCGACACGGGCGACCAAAGCTCATCACAATCGGGCAAGGGATGCCCTGCTTGTCTGTAGGCTTCCTCACGCCATCGTTGCGCTCGTTGTCTGTGGTACTCACAGTTTGGGCAGTCATCCATTGTTCTTCTCCTTAACCCACACGCAGTCAAAGCAAACCTTCATCATCCAACGCACAAACCAGTTTGGTTCGTCTCCTTTTCTTGGGATGTACTTCATTCCATAATTTGTTTCGGGTTTATTGCCAAACATATAGCAAGCCCAATCAGAAAATTCAGGCGCATAAAATTTATATTCGCCTTCTGCTCTGTAAATGTCGTCATCAAAGCGAATTGTTCCGCTTGTTGGTTGTTCATCCATTGTTCTTCTCCTTGAGTTTCTGTTCGTACGCGCTTCCATCTTTTGTCCAAGCTGTTGTGCCGTACCCAATCCCAATTCCAACAATGAACTCATGCCAGCACTTGGGGCATACGGGGTTTTGTTCATAAGTTGTTGGTGCGGGGTGTTGGTTGTGCGGTGAAAAAGTAAACTCGTACTCACACTTGATGCACTTATAAGGTTGAGGCATTAAGTAAGTCACGTGTTCTTCTCCTTGAGTATGGCTTCTAACACCCTTGCAAACTTGTAACTAGACTTGTTGTGCCAACGGGCTTCCAGTATTTCATCCCTCGTCAGCCCAACCCATGTGCGCTGTGGATACAAAGGCCACACCTGACCAAGCGGTGTAAACAAAGGGCAGTCTTGATCTGTACTGACCATGCCGTTAGATGGGTCGTACCATGCTATTGGTTTCATGTGTTTTTGCTCCTTAGTGCGGCTTCAATGGCTCGGGCAAATGTCATGTCTGTCCAAGGTGCAGTCCAATCTCGTTTGTAACGAACGCTGTTGATTTCATCATCCGTCAGCCCAACCCATGTGCGCTGTGGCGGGGCGTCATGTCGTTGTTTTGTTGTTTCATCGACACGTTCTTGTGATGTGTCGTTTGTAGCGACATTGCCCCTTGCTCGGATGGCGTCACGGTTATCAATGCAAGCCGCCCATGCCGACTGCGCTGTTGGGTTTTGTTCAAGCTTCGCATACACATCTGCGTGTTTCTTACAGACTTCAGCACAAGCCTCACGCTCGGCAGAAGCGACAAGGGCGGCAAACTTTTCTAAGTCTTCGAGATATGTGCATGAGATATAGGCTTCATCAAACTCAGTAATAAACTGCGCTTCTTTGTCTGACAACCATGCCTCTTGTGCCATGCGAATAATGTCTTCTCTGTTCATGCTTGCTCCTCATAAGCACTGCACTCTTCCAACCAAATAGGGTCAAAGTTCCACGGCCAATGGAACCAACCCTTCTGCGCTGCCCTCGCATTGCCAGAGATCTGCGCCTTGGGCTCCAAGCATTGGATGTGATGGGTCATGGGCAGAGGATCGCGGTTCACGCATTTGTGGCAATCAGGCTTGCTCATACTCGTCCTTTATCTTCTGACGATTGATCATGGCCTGCATGGGATCAATGTCCCCCATCAGCACTTCAAGCAGCAGCCGGTCTATGGCCTTCAATTGCTTTTCCAATGCAGCATTCTTGGTAACAAACTCCCCACAAGCGGCAACATATGGCCGCAGCAGTTCTAGTTCTCTTTGCTCAGTCATTTAAATTCTCCTTTTGTCTTGCGCGCAACATCGCATCTGCATAGTGATAAGCCATACAAGCCGCATCATTTATGTTGAACGACTCCGCATCGTTCATCTCCTTAATTGCCATAGGCAACGCGGCTGCAGCAAAGTAATCGCGCAGCGCCATGCCCTTGATATGGCTTAAGTGTGAGTTTGGAAATGCAAATTCGGTCATACAACGTTCCTCATCTCTTCAAAATAAACAGGTGCGTCCTGCTCAATGCGAAAAATCACATCCGGATGCAAAACCCCGCTCAGGTCCACATTGCTGTTAGGCAAGAACACAGAAACAAGCGTCCACACCTCCGGATAGTCCGGCTCCAACTTCAAACCGGACATGGGCTCAATCGACCCCACCTCAGCCGGCTCATATTCAAAGAAGCACTTAAGTGCCAATCCAAGCTCATCACATTCGTACAGAAACTCGTGCATGGTTACCCCGCAAAATATATTAAAAGAAAAGACACGATGGCCGAGCCAAGGACCAAGGGCCACAAAGGCGGCTCACTGTGGATCGAGCCCACACCCAACAACGCTGCCTGAATGATCTCCTCAGAACTCGTCATCTCAGGAGGCGGTGGTTGGTACAACAAACCAATCTGCACCTTCCCCGTGTTAAATGGCGTCAAGCACTGATTCGTGCGCCTAACAGGCACGTAATTGTCAGCATTAGTGATCATAAGAAGCTCCCATACCTTTCTTGGCCTTCATCGCATCGCTGTATGCGTGCTCAAAACCCTCCAAAAACTTGTCCAGAGGTACACTCAATTCTGCTGTCAAAATGGCTGAGGAGACAAGGCACGCGAACCACGCCTCCGATGGTTTGGCAAAAGTAGTTGCGCAAAAGTTAAGCAAAGTCTGCGCATTGTCCATGATTTGTCCAATGTCTTTATCCGTATCGTCCGTCTTTTTAGTCATGTCACTATCCTTTCTGTGTTAATGAAGTTGTCCGTCTTTTTATCTAAGTGGACAGGGTTATTATCATGCTTTTATCTAGTTAGGTCAATTACTTGGAATGTACTAAATCGTAGGGGTTTTCCCTTGGTTTGGGGGTTTTAGTGTGATGGGTTATGGTACTGGGTGGATATACAGTGGTTATTGGTGGGGGGTTAGAGAACCGCGGACCGAGGGCAAAAATGGGTGAAAATGGGCCAAAAAGTAATACTAAGGTTTAGGTGCTATAGACCTTTTAGGGGTAAGGCATGTTTTTTTTTTTATTTTTGTGAGATTTGACGTAATAGTCGTAATGGTGTAAGAACTGAATGAAATCAATACGTTACGGGCATTCTGCAAAGTACGTCTGGAGATTCAATGTAATATTTCTAGGGGGGCTCCGCGAGATGAAAAGTGAAAAAATAAAAACACACTACACCCTCCAAAAGTTCTATAGGAACCCTGATTTGCTTTTGTTGGTTGACTCTTGGGGCGACACTCGATATACTCGTGGTAGTTCTTTTACGGGAGTTAATGATGGTACACATTGATCAGGGAATAGCCCTGCCAACCAATCGATCCAAATATCCTTTTGGTGACATGGAAGCGGGCGACAGCATCCTGTTTGGCGTGCGCAAGCAAGCTGAAAGCTGCAGAGTGGCTGCCCTTCGTTTCACACGAGTGCATCAGCCCAAATGGGTGTTTACGCTGCGCAAGGTGGACAATGGTTGGCGCTTGTGGAGAATCAGCTAATGGCCAAGAAAGACGTCTACAACGTTCCACCGGTTATGCCGGACAAAGCGCGCAAGCGCATGACCACAGAAGTGGCCCCGCTGCGTCAGCAGCGCAGGAAGCTCACGCCTAAGGAATGGACCTTTGTTACCGAGCTTGTGAGTGGCGATGGACGGGTGACCATGAAAGAGGCTGCTATTCGGGCCGGATACAAGGCCACCAGCGCTTCTGTGATGGCATGGAAGCTTACCCACCCTGACATCAATCCGCACGTTGTAGCGGCCATTCAGGCCTATCGTGCTGAATTGGCTTCCAAGTACAACACGTCCTATGAGCGCCACATGCGCGATTTGCAGACGATTCGCGACAAAGCTTTGGATGCCGGTGCATTTGCTGCAGCCGTCCAAGCAGAGTATCGTAGAGGCCAAGCCTTGGGAACGATCTATGTGGAGCGCAAAGAGATCCGCCATGGCACGATTGACAGCATGAGCAAGGAAGAGGTGCAGCGCAAGCTTGACGAGCTTAAAAAGCTGTATGGTGGCCCACCGCCTACTGCCTTGATCGATGCGGACACCGGAGTGGTGATTGAAAGTGCAGCACGTGAAAGAGATCCTGAATTCGACGCGGGAGTGGAGCAGCCTCCGCCTGACATCTTTGAGCGAGATTTGGGGGGATCAGATGACACCTGAAGCTAGGTTTTCGGCTAGGGTGAAAGCCGGCCTTGTCAACTGCAGCATTGAGCGCATTGAGAATCGCGTTAACCTTGGCATTCCTGATATGTTGGTAGGTATCGGGGATCGCTTTGTTTTGCTTGAGTTGAAAGTGGTTTCCAAGGGCTTGAAAGTGGGCATTCGGCCACATCAGGTGGCTTTCATGGTACGCCATACATCTCAGGAGCGACCTTGTTATGTGCTTGTGCTTGACATGGGCAATACACTACGGCCTTCGACCATTCGTTTATATGAGGGTAGAGATGCCATGCGATTGCTCAGAGAGGGCATAAAGCTTGAGCCGCTGCGGTGCTGGCCTTCGCGTGGCATGCCTTGGGTGGAACTAGAGGAAACCCTAAGTTTAGTAAAATAAATGTAAATAAGTATAGCAAGGTACAAAAACCTTGCTATACTGGCGATGCCGGTGCCTGATCCGGTGCTTAGAAAGGATAGAGAAATGGTAGATCAAAATGCTTTGTCGTCCGCCTTGTGCGACATGATTGACGTTCGCAATGCGTTGTCAAAAACAATGAAGAATCGCCCTAAGGATAACGAGGGAACCGAAATCACAATTGGCATGTGCCTTGACGATGTGATTTTGTTTTTGGAATCATTGGAAGAGGGAGAAGCAGAATGAAAACCTTCAAAGTAATTGCAGCGTGCACTAGCTATGTTTATTGCTTGGTCAAAGCAGAAGACGAGCAGCAAGCATGGGATAAGGCGCGTGAAATCGATGGTGGTGATTTTGATGACGCGGGTTATGGCAGTTGGATCATTGATAGCGTTGACGAGGTGGCGAAATGAAAGAATTATTAAAAGACATTGAAATGGGTTTGGTGCTTGCAGCGTATTACATTGAAGACCATTGGGGTGATCCAAATGAGCAATACGAAATAGATTGTAAAACCCTAGAAGAAGCACAGGCAGCATTTAAAAAATTACAGGAGATTGCAAAATGAAAAATTTATCGTTTGATGATGTGGCTTTTCTTGACGTTTATCAGCATGCCGTTGCTGTTGCTTCGCGTGCTGATGTGGTTCGCTTTTTATCTGCTGATCCGGACGAGCGCTGCAGTCGCGAATTTTGCGATTCAATGGACGATGTTTATTCATCGATTGCTGATGCGCATGAGGTTTGGTTTTGCGCTTTGAAGCATGCCCGAACAAATAAGGGTATGACAGTTGGCAAATTGTCGGCTGCGCTCGCTAATTTGCCGCGAGATTTGCCCGTTTTGATTTGGGATGCCGGCACCCGTTTAGGGGTTGCGCACATTGACGATAGCTTTATTGAAGACGAATACCCGCGCCTTGAGTTGAACACCGACCGCGACGATTAATTTAGAAAGGATATCAAAATGCCAATTTATAAATATGACGTGTGCTTTCCCAATTCCCAGAGCGTTGTTCGCACCTTCCCTTCCCTTGTTCGCGCTCGCGACTTTATGCGCGTGATGTCGGCTGATGACTTGCCTTTTTTAGTGATGCCATGGGATGAAAACAGCATGCCCTTAATTGTGCGACGCGTGAAAACCCCTAGAAAATATCACACAAAAACGGCCGTTAAAGTTGATATACTAGGCCCCTCACAACAGAAAGGATAGAGAAATGTTAAAAACAGTCAAAATCAGCGCGAACAGCAAAACCGGCCCAATTGCAGTTACTTATCGCAGCGGAGAGCATGAAACATATGGCACGTGCCCGACTAGCTGCAGCCTGCACCCGAAAAGTGAAACCGGCACATCACAAATTGATAGCGAATATTTAGCGGCCGTTTTTGATAGCGTTCCGCGTGGTGGCCAAGCTTGGACATATTCGCATTTTGCGGCCGAAGCGCTCCCGCTGCCTCAGCCAAATAAAACAGTGATAAATGCAAGCTGTGATACAACGGCCGAAGCAGTGCGCGCCGTAGAATTAGGCCGTCCCGCTGTGTATGCTGCGCCCTTGGAATCGGCCGACCAGTGGCCACAAAAAATTCACAATGTGACGTTTGCGCGCTGCCCTGCAGAGCTTGCCGACAATTTTAGTTGTCAGCAGTGCGGCGGCGGCCGGCCATTGTGCGCACGTGGTGCCCGCGAATTTGTCGTTGTTTTTGTTGCCCATGGCACCGGAAAAAAGAAAGTAGGAAAAGACGAAGACGGCGGGTGCTATGCTGCAAGTGGACCGGTAGCGATTCAATGGCACAACACTAGAAAAAACGGCGCGAAAAATGATGCTGCAGCGCTTCGCGAATTTGTGCGGACTCTCCCGCATGGTTCTTTTTTGCGCCACCATATCGCGGGTGATTGTGGCCTAGAATTGGGGGCCCCTTGATCTTTGCAATAATTCTTATTTTTTGGGCGCTGTGGTGGTTACTTGATCAATTTGAAAAATAATTGTAAATAAATTGTACAAAGTGTAAAAAGTATGTATAATTCAAGCACCGGCACAAAAAACCGGTTTTTATCAACTCAGAAAGGATAGCGTAATGGCTCACATGATCGACACAACAACAGGCACTGCAGCAATAGCATATTCAGGGTTAGCCCCTTGGCATAAGTTAGGGCAGCAGTTGACAGCGGGCGCGACAATTCAGGAATGGACACAACAGGCCGGTTTAGCTTATGACGTGCTTGAAAGCCCCGTTTTATTTAACACACCGGCCACCAGTGCCCCCCAAGCTTGGCCGGATCGGAAAGTGTTACATCGTAGCGACACCGGCGCGCCCTTGGCTGTAGTTTCACAGGGTTATAACGTGGTGCAGCCCTCCGAAGTAATGGGGTTTTTTAGTAAATTGGTGGATCTTGGCGGGTTCACCATGGAAACCGCGGGCGCGCTAAGTTACGGCCGGAGGGTTTGGGCACTGGCAAAAGTGAGCGAAGGGGCCGATATCGTGGAGGGTGACACAGTGCGCCCTTATGTTTTGCTTGGCACATCGTACGATGGAACCATGGCCACAATAGCCAAGTTCACCAGTGTTCGCGTGGTATGAAATAACACAATCACGGCAGCA